AAAACATAAGGAGAATATTATGAGCGTAATTAAAGGGCTAAAAGATATCGGTGCAATTATGGATAAGCCTAAATATGAAAACAATGGTCAAAAGGTTCGTTGGGTCAAGTTGGCTGACGGACAATCTGCAAAGGTTCGCTTCGTTGAAGAACTAGATACAGATTCAGCAAACTACGATGAAAGTCGTGGTCTATCTGTGGTAATCGCAGAACACACTAATCCAAAGGATTACAAGCGTAAGGCAGTCTGTACAATTGATTCTGAAGGTCGCTGCTACGGTTGTGAAATGGCTCGTAAAGAGCCTAAGTCAGGTTGGCGTTCACGTCTTCGCTGGTATGGTAACGTTATTATTGATGACGGTACTGAAGCACCTTATGTGGCTGTATGGTCACAGGGTATCTCAAAGCAGTCTGCTTTCGGAAATCTCCGTGAGTATGCGATTGAGACTGGTTCTATCTCTAACCTAGAGTGGAAGATTAAGCGTAATGGTCAGGGAACTGAAACCAACTACACCTTGCTTCCAACTAAGCCAGATACAGAACCATTCAACTTCTCTGGCATTGAACCTTTCAATCTTGAAAAGGTTGTTCGTGAAGTTGCTTATGCAGAGCAGGAGAATTTCTACTTCGGCTTTGATGCACCATCTGTTACTTCTAGTAACATTGACTGGTAAAAACTAATTGATGGGGGTAGATGGTTCGCTGTCTGCCCCCATTATTCATCTCTAACTTTAAGGAAAATTTTATATGAGTTATGCTGGACTGCACGTTCACACTCACTACTCGCTATTTGATGGCATAGCAACACCACAAGAATATGTGGACAGAGCAATCGAAATTGGAATGCCAGCCATCGCTATTACTGACCACGGTTCGCTATCTGGACATCGTGAAATGTATCGCACTGCTATTGAAAAAGGTATTAAACCAATTCTTGGTGTTGAAGGATACATTGCACAAGACCGTTTTGACCAGAGAGATAAAGCAGAACGTGAAGAGACACCACTAGACCTAGTTTATAATCACTTGATTATTCTTGCCAAGAATGAAAAGGGTCTTGAGAATCTAAACAAACTTAATGAGATTGCTTGGACTGAAGGTTTTTACAAGAAACCTCGTATGGACTGGGCTTCGTTAGAAAAGTATAAAGAAGGTCTCATCATTACTTCTGGATGTCTATCTGGATTCTTGGCTAAAGCAATTGAAGCAGATGATTTTGCTGCTGCAAAAGAACATCTACAATGGGCTAAAGAAACATTTGGCGATGACTACTATATTGAAGTTATGCCACATAATCCACCAGAGATTAACAAGACTATTCTTGCTCTTGCAGATGAGTTTGGTATCAAGCCTATCGTCACTCCTGACTGTCACCACGCAGGTCCAGAACAGCGTGAGATTCAGGAACTCAAACTAATCCTAAACACTTACTCTAATAAGATTGAGAAAGATGCTACCTTTGCTGGTAGCCAGAAGTTTGATAACCTAATGGATAAGTTAGATTATCTATATGGTGCTGACCGTCAGATTACTTTTAGAGACTATGAGATTCATTTGCTATCTGATGAAGAGATGCACAAGTCTATGGAATCGCAAGGTATCATAAGACAAGATATGTATGACAATACTATTGAGATTATGAATAAGGTTGAAGACTACAATATCAAAGACCATCTAGACTTGCTTCCTGCACAGTATCAGAATCCAGACCAAGAACTCTATGAACTTGCTATGGCTGGTCTAGATGTTCGTGGTGTAGGTGCAGACCCAACATACCATACAAGAGTTGAAGAAGAACTTCAAATCATCAAGGATAAAAACTTTGCTCCTTACTTCCTAGTTGTTCGTAACATGATTAACTGGGCTAAGAAAGAAAACATTATGGTTGGTCCAGGTCGTGGTTCTGCTGCAGGTTCGCTAGTTTGTTATGCATTGGGTATCACTGACGTTGACCCTATTCAGCATGGTTTGCTGTTCTTCCGTTTTATCAATCCAGAACGTAATGACTTTCCAGATATTGATACAGATATTCAAGATTCAAGACGTGAAGATGTGAAAGATTATTTGGTTCGTCAGTATCGTCACGTTGCTTCTATCGCAACATTTCTTGAGTTCAAAGGTAAAGGTATGGTTCGTGACATTGCTCGTGTTCTAAATATTCCATTGCCAGATGTTAACAAGGTTCTTAAACTTGTTGATGACTGGGATGACTACCTAAACTCTAAATCAACTGCAGAGTTCCGTGAGAAATATCCAGAGATTGAACTTTATGGAGAACAGTTGCGTGGTCGTATTCGTGGTACTGGTATTCACGCTGCTGGTGTGGTTACTGCTAAAGAGCCTATCTTTAAGTATGCACCACTTGAGACTAGAACAACTCCAGGTAGCAAAGAACGTATTCCAGTAGTAGCAGTAGACATGGAAGAAGCAGAACGTATTGGTCTAATTAAGATTGATGCTTTGGGTCTAAAGACCCTATCTGTTATCCAAGATACTCTTGCTATTATCAAGGAACGTACTGGCACTGACATTGACCTACACTCCTTGAATATGGAAGATGCTAACGTTTATCGTATGCTATCTGATGGTTTTACTAAGGGTGTATTTCAGTGTGAAGCAACACCATATACTAACCTGCTTGTAAAGATGGGTATCAAAAACTTTAATGAGTTGGCTGCTTCTAACGCCTTGGTTCGCCCAGGTGCTATGAACACCATTGGTAAAGATTATGTTGCTCGTAAACACGGTAAGCAAAATATTGATTACAAACACCAAGTGCTAAAAGCATTCACAGAAGAAACCTATGGATGTATTCTATATCAGGAACAAGTTATGCTTGCCTGTGTGGAACTTGGTGGTATGACAATGGCAGAAGCGGATAAGGTTCGTAAAATCATTGGTAAGAAGAAAGATGCTAAAGAGTTTGATATCTTCCAAGATAAATTCGTAACTGGTGCTTCTCGTTTCTTATCTCCAAACATTGCTAAAGACCTTTGGCATGACTTCGAAGCACACGCTGGCTACTCGTTTAACAAGTCTCACGCTGTGGCTTACTCTACTGTTTCATATTGGACAGCATGGTTGAAGTATCACTATCCAATTGAGTTTATGTATTCATTGCTCAAAAATGAAAGTGATAAAGATGCTCGTACTGAATACTTGATTGAAGCAAAGCGTATGGGTATTCCAGTTCGTTTGCCACACATCAACGAATCAGATGTTGACTTTAAAATCGAAGGTAAAGGTATTCGCTTTGGACTATCATCTATTAAGTTTATTAGTGATAACATTGCTAACAAGTATATTGCTGCTAGACCATTTGCTTCATACAAAGAACTAGAAGAATTTACTTTTACTAAGGGTAATGGTGTAAACAGTCGTGCATTACAGGCTCTACGCCTTGTAGGAGCCGCTACATTCGATGACCAACCTAGAAACGATGAAGAAGTTCGTGAGAACCTTTATGAGTATCTAAACCTACCAGAGTTCAATACTTCTATTCCACAGCATTACCATGCTTTTATTAATGATGTTGAAGAATATGAAGAAAAGGGTGCATATATCTTGATGGGTATGATTAAGAATATCAAGCGTGGTAATGGTTGGTCAAGAGTGGAACTACTTGACAAGACTGGTAGTATTGGAATCTTTGATGAAGAAAATACAACTATTGAAGCAGGTAGAACATATCTTGTATTGGCAAGTGATAATAGAATAGTAACTGCAATTCCAGCAGATGAGATTAAGGGTAATCCGTCTGGTCTAATCAAGATACTTAACTATCGTCAGTTACCATATAAGAATGATGAACTATTTGTAGTTTCATTCAAGCCAAGAGTTACAAAGGCTGGCAAAAAGATGGCATCTCTCGTATTAGCAGATACTGCTAGAGATATGCATAGCGTAACAGTATTTCCAACAGCATTCTCAAAAGCATACATGAAGATTGATGAAGGAAATGTATACAAATTCTCTTTGGGTAAAACCAAAGATGGAACAATAATTATGGAAGACGTGGAAAATGTTTGATGAAGTAGCAAAAGAACTGCATGAAACCGCAGTAGAAAAAGGTTTCTGGGGCATTGCCTATAACAATGAAGATAAAGAATCTTTGGATATCTTTATGACTAAGCAACTAATGATGATTGTATCTGAAGCAGTTGAGGTCATGGAAGCAATTCGTAAATCCAAAGGTCCAGAAGAAGTAGCAGATGAGATGGCTGACATTATCATTCGCACACTTGACCTATATGCAGGTCTGCGTGAGTTTGAATATGTAAATGGTAGTCTTGATGATGCTTTTGAAAAGAAAACTGGTTACAACAAGTCTAGACCAGAAAGACATGGGGTTCGTTTCTAATGACAACACTAGAAGAAGCAATGGCAGCATTAGACCCACGCATTCGTAAGCGTTTGACTAATGGTGTTGGATTTAAAACAGAGTATCAGGCAACACCTAGTTTTGGTTTGAATCGTGCACTCAATGGTGGATTGCCATATGGTCGCCAGGTTCTAATCTGGGGTAGCAAGTCATCTGCCAAGTCATCACTATGTTTACAAATGATTGCACTAGCACAAGAAGAAGGCAAACTTTGTGCATGGATTGATGCTGAGATGTCATACTCTGAAGAGTGGGCTAAATCTCTTGGGGTAGATACAGACCAACTAATCGTTTCACAGGCTCGCACAATTAATGAGATGGTTGATGTTGGAACTAATCTAATGAACGCTGGAGTAGATTTGATTGTAGTTGATTCAATTACATCATTGCTACCTGCTATTTATTTTGAAAAGGATACAGATGAACTTAAACAGTTGGAGAACACTAAACAGATTGGTGCTGAGTCTAGAGACTTTAGCAACGCTTGGAAGATGCTTAATTATGCCAATAATAAGGTTAAGCCAACCCTTTTGGTTCTTATTTCGCAATCTCGTAACAATATTTCTGCTATGTATACTAGTCAACAGCCTTCTGGTGGTCAGGCTACTAAGTTCTATTCATCAACGGTTATCAAGTTATTTTCTTCCGAATCAGACAATCAAGCAATTAAAGGCAAGATTGCAGTTGGCGATAAACTCATTGAGGAAAAGGTTGGTAGGAAAGTTCGTTGGGAAGTTCAATTTAGCAAAACATCGCCAGCCTTCCAATCTGGAGAATACGATTTTTATTTCCGAGGTGATGTTGGGATTGACAGCATTGGTGATTTGGTTGATACTGCAGAGATGATGGGTATTGTAGAACGCACTGGTGCTTGGTATATCTTGCCTGATGGAAGTAAATTGCAGGGTAGAGATAAATTTGTGGCTCGTGTTCGTGAAGACCTAGACCTACAAGATGAAATCAAGGCTAAGGTAAATGGGTAAGTATACAGTTTATCCAGGAAGATTTCCTTGCCACACTTGCAAGGTAGAAGTTAAGTCTGTAAGGCTATATCCAACAGATAAACTAATTACTTGGATGTGTCCTGAAAAACATCTTAACGAAGTAAGCCTTAAGTCTAAAAAAACTAAGAAGGATTATGAGCGAGAGAAGTGAGAGTAAACGTCTTGGGGCTAAACAGCACAAGAACTCTGGCAGGGGAACTCATAAGGGAGATGCTTCATGGGAAGGATTTACTGTTGACTTTAAAGAAGTTGGTAAATCCTTTACCCTGAATAAAGAAGTATGGGCTAAGGCAACTACGGATGCTATAAGGAATAATGATAATCCAGCAATCGTAGTTGTCCTTGGTGAAGAAGGTATTAAAACAAGATTAGCAGTCATTGAACTATCCTTATTGGAAATGATACTTGACCAACTACCACCTAATAGTGTATAATAGAACTATAACATTAAGGAAACAAAATGGAACAAACAACAATTGAACAGGTCAATGGTCTCACAGAGATTGCTGACTTTATGAATGATGAAGAACTGACTACTGCTCTTACCTTTATTGCTAAGGTAATTCTTAAGCCAGATATTCCCCTTAACGTTGCACAAGTGGAGATTGTTCGTCTGCAAGCAATTGCTGCGAAGATGTCCTTCAAAGCCACATGGCTAACTAACGTAGATAAAGGAGACAGAGCGAAAAAGAATATTTATTATACCGCTGCTGAGGCTATTAACAACCTCGTTTCGGCTCTTAAATATATCACTCGCTAGTGTTATTATGGCAAAAAATTTATTAAGTCAAGTAATGATTAAAAAGGTAGAGAGTAATCCAAATTCAAAACCATCATTCCTAGACAAGCAAGCATTGATTGATAAGATTAACTCTGGCTATACTGTCAATCGTGTAGATAAGTTTCAACAAAAGAAAACTTTTGCACCTAGCACAATTGCATTTTCACATGGAGAATGTCCACGATACTGGTATCTAGCATTTGAAGGTGCAGTATTTACTGACAATGCAGATGCCTATGGTGGTGCAAACATGACAGCAGGAACTAAGTCGCATGAACGTATTCAAGCGGCTATGTCAAATGTTCCAGGATTGCTGGTAGATTCTGAATTTAAGATTACATACGACAGTCCACCAATCTTTGGATATGGTGACGTTATTCTTAATTGGGAAGACAAAGAATTGCTTGGCGAAATCAAGACAATGCCAAATGAAGCATTTGAGTATCGCAAATCTTCGGGTAAGCCAAAGGCTGGACATCTTGTTCAGTTGCTTATCTATATGAAGATTCTAAACAAGAGCAAAGCAGTTCTGATTTATGAAAACAAGAACAATCACGAGTTGTTGATTTTTCCTATTGAACTAAATCAGTATATGTATGAGTGGGTAGAGAACGCTTTTGAATGGATGAGAACAGTTCGTAAGGCTTGGGAAGATAAAACCCTGCCTGAGAAAAACTATCGTTCTAATTCAAAGATATGCAAGACATGCCCTATACAAGCGGCTTGTGCTTCTGCAGGTTCTGGAGAGATAAAGATTAAATCTCTGGAGCCTTTGGATGATAAACAAACATTGTAGTTGGTGCGATAAACAATTCCAAACCAAATTATCTTATCAGATATATTGCTCTCCTGAATGTAGAGAGCAAGCAACAAAAGAAAAGATTGCTGAAAAGTATATCAGAGATAAGATAAAGAAACGTGCTGGAAAGGTTAGACTTTGTAAGTCTTGCAATAAACAACTTTCAATGTATACCGAAGAAACTATTTGTCAATCTTGCGAGGTAAATCCAGATGATGTTAAAGACACTCTTAAAGAGATTAAGGATATTCTAAATGGTAAAATTGAATTTGACTAAGAAGCCAAAACGTTTCTGTGCCATTGATGCAAGCACTAACAGCCTAGCATTTGCTATCTTCGAAGATAAAAAGATTATTGCTTGTGGCAAGATTAAGTTTGAAGGTGTTACAACCTATGATAAGGTTATGGATGCTGCCAAGAAAACTAAAGCATTTTTTGATAAGTTTGAGTTTGATACAATCATTATTGAACACACAGTATTTATGAACAGCCCTAAGACTGCTGCTCAACTGGCTATGGTCCAGGGAGCATTGCTTGGGGCTGCTTCTATGTCTGGGGTAAAAAAGATTGGCTCTGTATCTCCTATGACATGGCAAAACTTTATTGGCAATAAGAAACTAACTAAAGAAGAGAAGCATGAGATTCAAAAAAAGAATCCAGGTAAGTCTGCTTCCTGGTTTAAGAACGAAGAACGAAATGTTCGCAAACAAAGAACTATAAACTTTGTTAATATTAATTATGATAAACAATTACAGGATGACGATGTTGCAGATGCTTGTGCTATTGGACATTGGGCATTACAGAATTGGGATAAGGCGTTTGGTTACTAATGGCTAATAAGTTTTATACCAATGAAGCATGGCTTCGTAAAAGATTCCATATGGACAAGAAAACACCAGAACAAATTGCTGTAGAGTGTGGCACTAGCGTAGAAACAATCTATGTTTATCTTGCTAAATTTGGATTAAGGAAATCAAAGAGGTAGAAATGTCAATAGAAGACTTAACAGTAGAACATCTAGATGAAATGAATAAGGTTGTGGAGAAGTATCTCCAAGGAGAAGAGCCTACTCAAATCTCTAAAGAACTTGCATTGCCAAGACAAAAGGTAGTGGCTCATATCAACCAATGGCGTGTTATGGCTTCTGACAATGCTGCTATCCGTGCTAGGGCTAAAGAAGCCCTTGTAGGGGCAGATACGCACTATAGCAGACTTATTTCTAAGGCTTATGAAGTTATTGACGATGCAACCACAACAGCGAATTTAGGGGCTAAAACAGCAGGTATTAAACTTGTGATGGACTTAGAAAAAACTAGAATTGATATGCTACAAAAGGCTGGTCTACTTGAGAACAAAGAACTAGCAGAAGAGATGCTAGAGATTGAACGCAAACAAGATATCCTTGTTGGTATTCTTAGAGATATTGCTAGTGAGTATCCTCAGATTCGTGATGAGATTATGCGTAGACTTTCGCAGGTATCTAAAGAACAGGAAGTGATTACCATTGTCCACGATGTTCAATGAGTTCTTTGAAGTCCTAAAGAGTAATGTATTTGCTGAAAGACCAGTAGATGTAAAAACATTTGTTGAGGGTGAAGACTATCTTGGTCAGCCACCACTATCCCAAATACAATATGACATTGTTGAAGCGATGTCTCAGATTTATAAACTTGAAGAAGTTATTGACCTATTAGGTGATGAAGAAGGTCGCAGGTATTACAATAAATATACTAAGAATGAGGTTATCCTTCAACTTGGTAAGGGTTCTGGTAAGGACTTTGTTTCTACTGTTGCTTGTTGCTATATCGTTTATAAATTACTTTGTCTTAAAGACCCTGCTCGTTATTTTGGTAAACCAACTGGAGATGCTATTGATATTATTAACATCGCTATTAACGCACAACAGGCTAAGAATGTTTTCTTTAAAGGATTTAAAAACAAAATTGAGCGTTCGCCTTGGTTTGCTGGAAAGTTCTATGCTAAGGTAGACAGCATTGAGTTTGACCATGCTATTACTGTTTATTCTGGTCACTCAGAAAGAGAATCTCACGAAGGTCTAAACCTTTTATTGGCAGTATTGGATGAGATTTCTGGTTTTGCTCAAGAGGTTGGAACTGGTAATGACCAAGGAAAGACTGCAGATAACATCTATAAAGCGTTCCGTGCTTCAGTAGATTCTCGTTTTCCAGACTTAGGTAAGGTAGCCTTGCTATCATTCCCACGTTTCCCTGGAGACTTTATTAGCCAAAGATATGATGCTGTTATTGCTGAAAAAGAAGTGGTAACAAAGAAACACAAGTTTGTTATGAATCCTGATTTACCAGAGGATACAGAAGGAAATACTTTAGAAATTGAATGGGATGAAGACACAATCATATCCTATAAGTTTCCTGGAATGTTTGCTATTAAAAGACCTACATGGGTAGTAAACCCTACTCGCAAGATTGATGATTTTAAACTAGCCTTTTACACAGACCTTGGAGATGCTATGCAACGTTTTGCTTGTGTCCCTACATACATGTCTGATGCTTTCTTTAAGCAGACTGAAAAGGTTAGGGCATGTATGACTATCAGAAACCCTATTGATAGTTCTAAACGATTTGATGAAACATTTAAGCCAGACCCAGACAAGAAATATTTTGTCCATGCTGACCTTGCACAGAAGCATGACAAGTGTGCTGTGGCTATCGCTCACGTTGAGAAGTGGGTAAATATTCAGGTAGTTAAAGATTACCAACAGGTAGCACCTATTGTAGTAGTAGATGCAGTAGTTTATTGGGAGCCAAGAGTTGAAGGACCTGTAAACTTATCTGAAGTTAAACAATGGATTCAGAATCTACGCAGACAGGGTTTTGATATTGGCATGGTTTCATTTGACCGTTGGCAATCATTTGATATTCAAAATGAATTGAAACAGGTTGGTATTCGTACTGAAACTGTTTCTGTTGCTAAGAAACATTATGAAGATATGGCTATGCTTGTGTATGAAGAAAGACTTGCTATGCCAGCCATTGAGTTGCTTTATGAAGAACTTACAGAACTAAAGATTATGAAGGGCAACCGTGTAGACCATCCTCGTAAATCATCTAAGGACTTAGCGGATGCTGTTTGTGGTGCAATCTTTGGTGCTATCTCTCACACACCAAAAGACTTAAATCAACAAATTGAAATCCATACTTTCCGTGACAAAAAGAAAACTGAAGATATGCACGAATGGGATAAGCGTAGTATCATTGAACGCAACAAACCAGAACAAAAAGACTTAGATGCATATTTCAAACAGTTTAATATTAATATAATGTGATGATATAATTAGACTATGAGGCATCATGGCTAAAAACGTAATACCGTTTCATCATCGGGAAAGTGAACACCTACGTTTACGAAGACCGAGAAACCTATTGCGTAGCCAGAAAAGAATGAGTGTTGGTCGTTATCAAAATCAAAGTCGCATGGCTCCCAACAAACAAAATCAAAATCTATCTTATGAATGAATGGTATAATATTCTTGTCAGGCACTTCTGACAAAGGAGACCCCATGAAAAAAACCCTAATAATCGTGGTAGGCGTAATAGCATCCCTATCATTTGCATTTGCTGCACCAGCCGCTAATGCTCAAACTGCTGATGAATATACTCGTCAGGTAGCCGCTGCACAGGCTAAGATTGATGACCTACAAAATCAATTAAACGATGCAAACACAAATCTTGATAGTTGGACTAACTCATCTAATGACCAAGCCAACCAAATTAATGATGCACAGACCGCTGCCACAGAAGCAAAAGATGCTTTGGATGCGGCTGTTGTTGATTACGAAACCAAAAGAAATGCTTATGATGAAGTCTATGCACAAGAACAGGATGCAGAAAGAATCTATACTCAAGCAGTAAATGACCTAAATTCTTCTTCTGACCTTGTTGACAACACATATAATGATTGGTTAAATGCACAGGCTGCAAGCGATGCTGCTCAGGCTGAACTTAATCAAGCACAGGCTAATTACAATACTCAATTGATTAATATTGGGGGTGCAGGAAGTGCTCCTGGTTTAACTGTTGATGTTTATACTGGTATTAATAAGTATGGTAATCCTCCTCAGAAGTCTGATACTGTTTATAAGAAATGTAAAACAACAACTTTATCAAATATTAATATTGACTGGGGTGGTGGAGATATTCTTGGTTGTGGTTCTGACTACATTATGGTTCACTACCACGGTTACATTACTTACCCAACAACTACTAAAGTTTATTTCCAGGCTCCTGCTGATGACGGTTTTTACATGTCTATCAATGGAACTCAAGTAATCAACGACTGGTCACTAAAAGGTTGTGGAGCAAACTCAACTGGATTGTTTTCCTTTACTGGTGGCAAATCATATCCTATTGACGCTTGGTTCTATGAGTGGACTGGTGGTGCTTGTTCTACTTTGAACTACAAGCCTCTAAATGGCAGTTCTTACGCAGTAGCCCCAGCATCGTTCTTTACACAAGACTCTGTTGCTACATGGGTTAAGGACCCTGCTCTATTGGCTATTGTCAATCAAAAAAATGCTGCCCTAGTTGCAGCGGTAGCCAGAGAAGAACAGACAAATCAAGTTTATCTAAATGCTGAAACAGACTATGATGCTAAATATTTAATTTATGTCAATACTGGACAGAGTTTAGGTCTTGTAAGAAACAGGCTAAACGATGCTAATAATATTGTTGCAGATGCTGAAAGTGTTTGGCAAATCTCAAGTGATAATAGCGTTGTTGCTGATGCCAATCTTCGTGACCTTAAGGCACAGTATGCAACAACATTTGCTGGTATTGAGAATGCTGCACAGCGTGTAACTGATTTGGAAACACAGTTAGCACAGGCAAAGATTGACTTGGCAAACATTCCAAAGCCTAATGCAGCACCATCAAGGAAAGACAAAAAGAAAACAATTCGTGCTTATGCAGATGGAGCCTATGTGTCTAGACAACAATTTGTGCTTAATTTAAAATAATTCCCCCAAGGGAGTTTGGGACAAATCCAATCTCAAATATTCCTGGACTGGGGGCAGTGTTTGATGGACTAAGCAATGCATTTAATGCATTGAATAATATTGGTGCTGACCTGCCTCCTGCTGTTCGTGAAAAAGCAAAAAAGATTGTTGTATCTGCAATTATCGTAACACAGATTGCAACACAAGCCGCTGGTCTGGCTACACAGGCTGCTGCTAGTGCATCTGCATCAGGTTCATCTGGTGGAGGGAGAAGGAGAAAAGAATGAAAGATTTTATAAATGATTTGCTAAACCAACTATGGACATTACTTGGTATGTTCGTAGCATGGATTGTGCTTGAAGGCTCTGCTAAAACAGTAGTTGGATATTGCATTCTTGGTAGCACTGTTCTATGGGGTTTGACCTATAGATTAAGAAATCCCAAAGACAAGGAGGAAGATTAATGAAACTATTTGGTAACGTATTTATGCGTATCGTTGCTACCTTCGTTGCATCTGCACTTGGTGTTGTTGGTGCTGGTAGCGTAGCAAGCGGTATTAGTGGTGTCAATATCCCTGTATGGTTTAGTGCTGTAATGGGTGGTATTTTGGCAGTAGCAAAGGTAGTAGAACTCCTATCCCTTGCATTCCTTGAAGATGGCAAACTAACTCGTAATGAGATTAACGCTGCTTTCCGTCAGACTGTTGCTCTTAAAGATGTAGCACAAGATGAAGAGACATCTAAGACATCTAAGAAATAACTTGACAAACCCCTTTCGGTGCCCTATAATTGATATAGACCTGAAAGGGGTTTTTCTATGTCAATGACTTTTGACGAATGGCTACAATATGGCTTAACACAAGGGTGGAATGGACCACCTGTATGCAGCGTACACGATGGAATTCCAACAACTGCAGAAGAAGATGCTGGTTGGGAACAGGGTGCAGATGACTGCATTTATGTTCTAAGAATGTATCAGGATGAAGCAACTAAGATTGCTGTGGAAGAAAATCATTCTCCGTCTGTGTGGAGAGCCACTAATGACGGTTATACCCTATAATTAAATATTGGTCCATAACTCAACTGGCAGAGTGTTCGGCTGTTAACCGAAATGTTGAAGGTTCGAGTCCTTCTGGACCAGCAATGTCTCCGTGGCTCAGTTGGTTAGAGCACCTGGTTGTCAGCCAGGGGGTCGTGGGTTCAAGTCCCATCGGAGACGCTTCGCCACCTTAACTCAGCGGTAGAGTGCCATACTTGTAATATGGAGGTCAACAGTTCAAATCTGTTAGGTGGCTCCAATCCCTGTTATTCTCCAAGGTGGAGAAGGTGACTGTAAATCATCCGTCTATGACATGGTAAGTTCGATTCTTACAGCAGGGACAAC